AAGAAAATTACCTTGTAAAACAGGATTTGGAGGAATAAAAAAAGTTTATTTCGCAGATTATGGCACTTTAGGAGCTGTTACTGTAGATGCTGATGGTACTATATCTGCTATTGCAGGATCTGAAGCCTGGTTTGAATTTGATGTAAAGGGTAATTCTAGTTTAGAAACAACAGTAAATAGTTCTAGAGAGAATGGAACGACATTCTACGCTCAAACTTTGAATCTTACTTTACCATTTTTAGATAATGCTACTCAGCAAGAATTACAATTAATTATAGTTGCTAGGCCTCATATTGTAGTAGAAGATTACTTAGGAAATCAATTCCTTTGTGGTTTAGAGAATGGATGTGAAGTAACAGGAGGAACAATAGTAACAGGAGCAGCATCAGGAGATCTTTATGGATTCACTCTAACATTAGAGGGCCAAGAAGAAAAAGCTCCAGCATTTATAGATTCAGGTGTTATTACATCTGCTATCTCAGCAACTCAAATAACTCCAAATTAAAATATATCTAATTTTAGTTTAATTTAAGAAAGCACTCTTTATAGGGTGCTTTTTTATTTTACAAATTAATTTAATTAATTCGTTATATAAGCAATGATTGTAATTACTACCTCAGCATCTCAAACTTTAAGCGTAATACCAAGAGATTTTCTTGGATCATTTACTATTGATGTAAGGGATAATTGGTTAAATAAGAACTATGATTATTTTGAAGATACAGTTACTACAAGTGGAGATTTTATGGTATTCACTAATAGTTATGTTGATTCTTTAAGTGCATCTATTTTTAAAGAAAACAGATTTTATGATTTAGATTTATATGCTGATTTTAATTATTGGAATATGAATTTGAGTTATTGGGAACTATATGATGAAGTATGGCAAACAGATTCCAATCAAAAAGAAAGAATTTATAAAGACAGAATTTTTGTAACAGATCAAGATATAGATCAATTAAATGATAATGATCATTATAATATTAATAAGGATCAGTACAAAACAAATGATTCTTACAATAATGAGTATATTGTAATATGAAAAAAAGATTAAGAAACAGTTTAGGACAATACACAAAACATTCTAAATCAGAAGTTAGTTTTGTTAATTTAAGTAGTTATACTGCTCCTCAAATTAAAGAAGTAGTTAATAAAGATTGGGTAGAGTATGGAGATGATAATAATTATTTTCAATATCTGATAGAAAGATATAATGGATCTCCAACAAATTCGGCTGCAATAAATGGGATCTCTCAACAAATTTATGGTAAAGGTTTAAATGCTACTGATGCAAATAAAAAGCCTGAAGAGTATGCAAAAATGATTACTCTTTTGAAACCTAATACTGTAAGGAAATTATCTTATGATCTAAAATTAATGGGCCAATGTGCCATACAGGTTATCTATTCTAAGGATAGAAAAAATATTGCTCAATTAGAACATTTACCTATAGAAACATTAAGAGCTGAAAAAGCAAATGATGATGGAGAAGTTCCAGCTTATTATTATTTTAAAGATTGGGCAGAAATTAAACCTTTAGATAAACCAAGAAGGATTCCAGCTTTTGGTAAAAGCAAAGAATCAATAGAGATTATGTATATCCAGCCTTACTCAGCAGGGTTTTATTATTATACTCCTGTAGATTATCAAGGTGGTATTCAATATTGTTTACTAGAAGAAGAGATCTCAAATTACCATATCAATAATATTCAACAAGGCCTAAGCCCTTCAATGTTAATTAATTTTAACAATGGTATTCCTAATGAAGAAGAGAGAAGATTATTAGAGCATAAAATTGCTCAGAAATTTAGTGGATCTAGTAATGCAGGTAAATTCATTTTAGCCTTTAATGATAATAGAGAGGCCCAAGCAGAAATAACTCCTGTACAATTATCAGATGCTCATCAGCAGTATCAATTCCTTAGTGAGGAAAGCACAAAGAAGATTATGTTAGCTCATAGAGTAGTTTCTCCTATGTTATTAGGAATTAAAGATAGTACAGGACTAGGTAACAATGCAGATGAAATTAGAACTGCCAGTTTACTTTTTGATAATACAATTATAAGGCCCTTCCAGGAATTATTAATAGAACACTTTGATAAGTTATTAGCTTATAATAATATAACCTTAAACCTTTATTTTATTACTTTACAGCCTCTAGAATTTACTGAAATAGATGAAGAAATACAAGATGATGAAACAATAGAAGAAGAAACAGGAATTAAGCAAGAAGATCTAAGTAAAGATGATAGAGAGATGAGTGATGAAGAGGCAAAAAGAGTATTAGGAATTTTAGCAGAATCAGGAGAGGAGATGAGCGATGATTATGTTTTTGTAGATGAGATTGATAATGATGATGATGTAGATAATGAAGATTGGGCTAATTATTTAATTACAGAGAAAAAAAGTACTCTTTCAAAAGTGAGAAATTTATTAGGATTAAAGGATGAAATTTATTCTAGAAAGAATGGAAATGTTTATAGTGTTTTAGATTCTCCTAATGGAGTTTATAAAATTAGATATAGTTATGCAGTAGGATCTACTAAAAAAATGAAAGATGGTAATAAATCTAGAGAGTTTTGTGTTAATATGATGAATCTCTCAAAAAAAGGTATAGTATGGACTATTGAGGATATTGATAGAGCCTCAGAAGATGGAGTTAATAAGAAACTAGGCCATAAAGGTAAAGCCTTTGATTTGTTTAAATTTAAGGGAGGGGTTTATTGTAGGCATATTTGGAAAAGAAAATTATATAGATTAAGAGCAAATACTGAAGAATCAAATAATTTAGAAGATTATAAAGCAACTAGAACTATTCCTAAAAGATATGATAGAAAAACTCCAGGATCTAAATTAGCAATTAAGCCTCCTGTAAGGATGCCTAATGAAGGGCATTATCCTGGATGGAAACCAAAAAAGAAGAAATAAGATGGCAGTAGCATTATTTATAAAACCTGAAGATGTATTAAGAAATTCCATAATGGATGGAAATATTGATGTAGATAAGTATATTCAATTTATAAAATTATCTCAGCAGATAGACATACAAAACATAATAGGTACTTCGTTATATAACAAGATAAGTAGTTTAATTACTTCAGGAGATATAGATCTTAATGATAATGCTAAATATAAAACATTATTAAATGATTATATAGCTCCAATGCTAATCTGGTTTAGTCAAGTAAATATAATTCCATTTATTGCATACCAAATAAGGAATGGAGGGATTTTTAAACACTCATCTGATACTGCTGAAACAGTATCAAAAAATGAAGTAGATTATTTAGTAGAGAAAGCGAGAACAAATGCTGAATGGTATCAAAGGAGATTTCAATCTTATATGGATTTTAATCAAAGTAGTTATCCTGAATTTACCAGCAATACAAATGATCAAATATCTCCTACAAATGAATCTACTTTTAATGGATGGGTATTATGAGATATAAACCTAAAAAGAATAATATAGAGAAGTTAAGAACTTTTTTAAAAAAAATAAATAAAAAGATAAAAAATGGCAAGTTTATTTAACACAAAAATTAGTAACTCTTATGTAGGCCTTATCAAAACTATTGATAATGCAGTAATAAGCTCATCTCTAAGAGAATTAACAGATGGATTAGGTAATGGATCAGGTATTCATTTAAACAATGCAGGAGATCTTAAAGTAACTAATATCTTAGAATGGGGTACATTAAAGGATACAGGAGAGAATATCTCTATTACTAAATTTGTAGATGAGGCTGATGGTATTGCCTCAAATGATAATGATACTACAATTCCTACTTCAGGAGCAGTAGTTGATTATGTAGCCTCCAGAATAACTTTAGAGGATTTAGATTTTATTGGAGATTCAGGAAATGGAAGTGTTGATTTAGATAGTGAGGCTTTTACTGTTGTTGGAACAACAAATGAAATAGACACAATAGCAAGTAATCAGACCTTACAAATAGGCATAGTTACAAACCCTATATTTAGTGGAAACATTCAAGTAAATGGTCTTATAAAAGGTAACAACGATATAATAATTAAAGATACATCTGATAGAACAATGGCTGCTTTTTATGGTGGTGGTAAATCAGAAATTTACTTTAATGACAGCAAGAAATTTGAAACAACTTCAGATGGAGCTACAGTTACAGGAGGATTAACAGCAACAGGAGGTTCAGTATTTACAGGAGCTACATTTAGTAGTGATGTAACTATCACAGGCGTTTTATCTATTACAGGGGATGGTTCTAATGCAGCTACTTTCACAGAGAGTGGAAGTGGGGATTTCACTATTGCTTCTGTTGATGATATGAGATTAGATGCAGGTGGTGGAGATATAGTGTTAAAAACAGGGGGTAATGAATATGGTAGATTATCAAACAGTTCACAAGATTTTGTTATTAAAAATATAACTGCTGATAAAGACATAATTTTTCAAGCAGATGATGGTTCTGGTGGAACTACTGAATATTTTAAATTAGATGGTGTTAATACAATTAATGTGTTTAGCAAAGAAACATTTATGCTAGATAATATTAAGTTAAGATTTGGAACTGGAGGAGATTTAAATATTTATCACGATACTTCAAACTCATATATAAAAGATACAGGAACTGGTAGTTTATTTATAGATGGTGCTAATTATGTACAAATACGAAGTGCAACAGATTCGGCTGTAATGGCAAATTTTGCTGCAGGTGGTGCTGCTATTCTGTATCACGCAGGTTCGTCTAAAATAACCACGACAGCAACAGGAGCAACAGTAACAGGAACAGTAACTTCTGATGGCTTAGCTTTAGGAGATAATGATTCTATTACTATGGGAGATGCAGGGGATTTTAGCTTAAAACACGATGGCTCAAATAGTAAAATAGAAAACAATACAGGGCATTTTAATATTATACAGGAAGCTGACAATAGCGATATAACTTTTTTCTTGGATGATGGAAGTGGAGGAAGCACTACATATCTACAATTAGATGGAGGAATTGAATCAATATTAACCTATAAAGATATATTGATGGCTGTTGATGGGGATGGAGGTAAACTTAAATTCGGTGCATCTCAGGATTTACAAATCTATCACGATGGTTCACATTCT